GATAACACCTGTAGCAAAAACACCGGAATTTAATACGTAATAATAATCATAATTGACATTATACCCAGAGCCGATATTACCCGTCGCTTGAACTACGCCTGACCCGACCGAGGTAGTAATTTGCAGGAATACGCTGTTGACAGCGCCTGTGCCAAAAGTAACTCCAGAATCCAACGCATAGTCAAACTTGAGGCTATACCCCGCGCCGATATTGCCCGTCGCTTGGACTACACCAGAACCTATGGATAGGTTGATGGTCGCTGTGACTGTGACACTGTTGATGGTTCCCGTACTCTGAACCACCCCCGACTCAATACTAAGACTGATGTTGGACTGTACAGTTACACTGTTAATAGTGCCCGTACCCTGAACCACCCCTGACCCAACGGTAGCAGGAAACGCAGTGATAACAGAGTTGATAGTACCTACACCAGAAACAACTCCAGACGGAACAGTAAGACTTACAGACGGAACTTCACGTAGCCGTACGTAAATAGCGGGGCCAGCAGAACCAGTTGGCGCACCAATATTAGCCCCAAGTGCTATGGTACCCGCAGTTGATAGCCCCGCAGTTACTGAAGCTCGAACAACTACACCACCAAGACGATTGCCTACTGTAACTTTGGGTTCAGCAACTTCAACAGCTACGCCATACGTTAAGCCAGTTTGAGTGTAAAATTCTCCGCTATACGAAGCAAGATTATTAGCAGCGGAAAATGCTGATAGTGCATAGTCACCCGCAGCGCCAGCAACAAACCCCGCTGCAATAGCCATCGGACTAGTGCCAGTAGTTTTTGATCCCGTCGATGCCGCAATATTCCAGATACCCGTGGCGTTTGTTAATCGCTGGATGACTGCCCAAGCTACGTTGTTAGTAGCAAGAGTAACGGCTTGAGTGCCTGTAAGTATTCCGGTAGCTACACGGTAGTAACAGAAAAGATTTGTATTACCCGTACCCGCGCCTAGCGTAGTTGCGTAACCGCCAGCGGCGGTGAGGCTGGTAAGGAGCGTCCAGCCAACAGGGGTAGTAACCGTACCGCCGTTAGCGACACTTGGTTTTTGGGCTACAAATAGGACAACGATATCACCAGCGATGATTCCCGTAGGATATGCAGGTGATATCGTTGTTGCGCCAGCAGCGGTAGTTGCTACTGCGCCAGCACTTTGGTAGGTAATCGCCACGTATGATTACCCCCCACACAAGCGGTTAGACGATTTGAATAACCGCAGCAGAACCCGGAGGAGTGGGGAACTGAATCGTGAACGTACCCGAAGACACAGTCTTGGTAGTACCAAAGTCCAATACACAAATAGCTTTATTGCCTTGCGTACTGTTGTAAATCAACGCACCGATAGTATTAAACGTGGCAGAAGTCCACGAGATATTGTCAAAGCTAGCATAACCCTGAGTGGTACTCTGAGTGCCCGTGACAGGGTTAACAAGCGGAAGCCCACCTGCCGCGTACCCTGTAGCAGTAGGAACCTCGTCAGTGGGGGTTCCCACCGCGTAAGTAGCCGTAGAAGCACTAGCGGGAGTAGTACCCGATAGACTCGTATACAGCGCAATCTTAAAAGCATCAGTCGCACGGACACCCGTACCAAAGCAGTGATATCCCTGAAGGATTTGCTGCTTGAACACAGTACACATTGCATTAGCCATTACAGTCTCCCAATGATGTCGGCAAGGTCTGCATGACCGTGCTTGATAAGTTGTCCACAGATAGTAGTACGTTCGGACTTCTGGGCTTCATGAACAAGCGCCAGCAAGATGTTACGTAGGTCGCCCCTGAACGCCTTAGCCTGTTCAGCAATCAGCGGATGAGCATTGTCACCCACATGGATGATGTAGTTAAGAGCCTTGTTGACTAGCTCTTCGGGCGGGGTACCAGTGTAGTTCGTGACGGATACGGTCACGCCATTAATCATCGATTCCAGACCTTCGATCATTGTACGGGCACCCTAACTTGACCACTACGATACGTATCCATGCGGTTCTTACCGTCACCGAGGTTCTTGAGCAACGCAAGAGACTCTTGGTACTTGGCCTCGTAAGCTTGCATCATATCGCCCTCGCCCTTCATGTAAACGTACGCTTCACGAACTGAACCGTAGAGGAGTACAGTTTCAAAATTGTCGCCCAGCCAGCTTGTACCAGCCGTGACAATCGACTCCGGGTAGTAATAGTAGTGGAGTTCGACGGCATAGGCGACATCCGGTGTAGGCCCAAGGAGGAGCGAGTTCTTATCGAACTGCCCGTAGTGGCTTGGGGTTCCGGGGGAGTTGGGGTCGGGGAACGATTCTCGGATGAAGTTGACATCTTTATCCAATAGGTATCGGTAGTTGTAGACGCCGCCGCTGTACGTGACCACAGCCAAGGAGAACGTAGCCAACCAGTCCGCTGGAAGAGACAGGTACTGATTGTTGGCAGTCAAGTTACCCGTCTGGTTCTTGCGGATAGCAGGAATCTGAACCGAGTTATAAATACGTTCTTCGGCAAGTTGTACGAACGTTGGAATATTGGAGACGAACGAAGACTCTGTGTTCTCACAGTAGTCCTGAATCGCCTGTACCAACGCTGCGTAGTTCATTAGGTGCGCGGGCCGGGTTCGTTGTCCGAGTTAAGGAACTTCTTGCCCTTGGTGGCAGCACCCGTACCACGCATGGTGCCGTACGTCTTCATGCCCGTATCCGAAGGCCAGCGACCCTTGACCATGACATTGTTCTTGCCAATGTCCGTCTGCGGATAGCCATTACCCTTTTCGACAGGTACAGACTGCGGCTGCTTGTAAGCCTTCTGTTCAGTAGGCATGTTAGCGACCCCTCTGGTTCTTGACACGAGACATGTTACGACCCAGCTTCTTGCGATCAAGCGAAGAAGGGCCACCCTTTCCCTTACCCGTGTTAACGGGCGCTGCCACCTTATCACTGCTCTTCATTTCGTTGCTCCTAAGAAATCACAATGGTCACGGAGTTAATCGTGCCTCGACCAGCCAAGTCATTCTGCAATCCGGGAGCCTCGCTATTGTTGAAGCCAACCGGGTTCCAGCCCCACTGATACTGTCTACTGCCGCCATCACCGCCGGGGCTAGCCTGATAGTAGCTAGTGTCCGGACGCGGGTTACGAATGGCTTGCGGGTCGTTGACCGGATACATACCAAGCTGAAGCTGCGGCTGGTCTTCTTCCCAGCACTCTGGGCAAACCAAAATGTTTACCTGCTTGGTCTTGATGACCAGAGCTTTTAACTGCTTCAGCTTGTACCGGAACCCGCAGCGGTCGCATTCAGCAATCGCATGCTTGCCAGACGCGAACCGACTACCACTCATACGTCACCTAAAACATTTGACGCGGCACGAAGCGCACCGGGGACTTATCCCGGTCTTCTTCTGCTGCCAACGCCCATTGTTCATCATAATCTGCCTTGAGCATCTGCACACGGGCTTCCGCACCCGGAAGCTTCATAGACAGCATGTAAGCAAGTCCAGCCACCATACACGGCAGGAACCGGAAAGGGATGTCCTGTGCGTTGATACCGTTCCCAGCCTCCTGTAACCGCCGCAACCGCCAGTAGACCAACGTGTACGTCGTAGAGTTGTCAGGCTTGGGCCAGATAACTACTTCCGGATATTGTACAACGTTAGCGGCGTTCGTTGCCCCTGACTTACGGTCGATCCAAACTTGAATAGGGCGTCCGTTAGCATTCTTATTAGGGATAGCGGAGTAAACGCTACCCGAGATACGGGTAATCGTGATGTCGATCTGGTTGGTACCAGTTCCTGTGCGTATCACATGGTCAAGTAAGTCAACCGTGTCAGCAGGTAGGTCATACGTGCCCACATTATAAACAAGCGGGATTTCACCTTGCTCAACAGTCCACAGGTTAATACCACGATTTGCCCAATCCAGTAGCATAAGATTAAGAGAACGCCGAGCAGTGCGGAGGTCGTAACCACTACGAAGTTCTGCCCCACAACGTTCAAACGCCTCTTCCACGATGGCATTAAGGTCAAGGTTAAATCCTGTACTGTCGGTAGTTTTAGCTACCGTTACTGTGGTTGTTGGCGTGACGATGATAGTCATGGCTAGTCCTTAGAACGCGAGGTTGGTCGAGACATAGATACCACGCTTCAAGCCTGCCGTCATAGTTGGCACCTGCGGGGGCGGGAATATTGCCTGATATCCACTACGACCCGCGTAAAAATTCTCGTTGATACCACTCACTTCCGTAGCTTGGAACGCCGCAAAGGTAGCAGTGGTATTGTCACACGCGATGGCAATCCAGTCACCCTCACGGATACCAATGTTTCCAATAGCAAGGTAAGTATTGGTATTTAAAACGTTATACCCAGCCGCAGGGCAAGGAATAGACCCGGTGGTAAACATGCGGTATGACGGCACGTATTCTTCGTTTGTGTACCCATTAGGGTAACGATATGGGTTAGACGTACTAGCATTACCCCGGTACACAGCAATCGCAATGTTGCCCGACGAGGTACCCACTTGCAAGTTAATACGGTTAATGTTTGTAGAGTTACTACGTACGCGGTAGTAGTAGGTGTAGTTGGAGGCGTGGAACGCCACAGCAGAAGAAACGATACGGGTGGGGTCATCTACTGTAGCCGCACCAAGGTGCAAGCCCCACGATACAGAGTCTGGGTCTGGTTGATATTCCGCAAACTGCTCAACACCAATAATTTTGCCGCGAATGGAACGGGCAACAAACGACCCGTTAGAATACGACGACTGCCCAGCGACTGCACCAAACGGCGGGCGGCATTCAATAGCCGCACTTGATGGGTTAGTTACTTCAACAGAATTAATATTTTCAAATACTACTTGAGTAAGAACCTGCCCGTACATCAACAACAAAATCATCGGGTACGGGCCATTTGCAAACGCAATTTCGGCGCTGATGTTTTTAAAAGAAGACATCGAAAGTAGGCCAAAAATGCCAAAACCACGAGGAGAGCCAGTATGATAATATTGGTCTACTTCAATACTATAAATATTACGTAGATTACGATTAGGTACGTAAAAACAACGCCCAGACGGCGCACACACTTCAGTATCATAACGCCAAGGCCAGCCGTACCCATTGGGGTTAACACCTTCGGAAAAGTTCATGGACTGCGACGGTACGTTTTGAGATACGCTCACCGTCCACGTAATTCCACTACCACCAGTGATAAACGTGCTGGGAGCGACTCGTGTAGTAACAGGAGTGCTGTTATATCCAGTAACAAGCAACTGCCCAATAGCAACGCTTGCATTAGGCGCGGACAAAGTCAGCGTAGTTCCAGTAATACTAGCGGTTGAACTTATACCGTAATACACATAGCTTGTGGTATTAGGGCGTAAAACCGCATCTCTAAACCAAGTATCAAAAGCAGAATCGCTACTACAGCCGTCCCACTGATAACCATCATCTTGACTCACGTACATCGCATCAGCGGTGTAGTTGTCTAAGACAGCAAATGGGTTATCTGATGCGAAACAGGTGGCGCTGCCAATAAAAGTATTCTGTCCACCGGGGCAAGCTACATTGTGTAATTTGGTATTAGTAAATTGGGTATAAGAAAAAATACCAATATTGGCATTAAATGATACATTTCTAAATACGCACTGATACCATACTTGCCTAGCACAGATACCGTAACGAAAACCAGTAGCCCCTATTTCCTCAAACAACATGCTGCTTTTACCAGCGTTAGCATTAAACGGTATGTACAGCTCGTCAGTGAAGCATGCGCCGTTGGTTTGTCCTGCAACGTCAGAAGATGCGGGAACAGGGACGGGAGCATAAGAAACCATAGCTGGATAGCCATCAATCGGCCCAATAAACGTACTACCGTTACCACGCATAGCTGTAAACGACTGAACAATAATGCTGGTTTTAATTCGATAGAGCGAACCGGGTTTACAAATAATGCTTACTGGAGAGGAGTAAGGAACAACAACATTACCGTTGTAACTTGTAAGAGCCAAGTTATAAGCGGCTAAGTACGCTGCCGTGAATGCGGGGCCGTCGTCGGTAACGCCATCGCCAACCGCGCCGTATTGTTCAGGAGTCACCCAGTAGCCGTCTGGGCTACCGCCGCCACCGCCGTTGTAGTCAGCGGGGTCAAACAACAGGATGTCGCTATACGTCTCAGGGATGAAGTCGGTCGCCGTGACGTTGTAGGTGTAGTGCCCGTTGGCGGCGTAGAACGCAAACTGACCCTGTCCGTCAGTGGTCAGGATGTTGGTTGGGTACTGCCCCGTGCCGTTACCCGAGTAGATAATTGCAGGTGTACCAGAACCATAATTGGTCACAATAACCGTAGCGCCGATAACAATGTTGCCGTGGTTATCGGTTATCGCGTTCTGGTACTTCTGCATGGCTACTTCTTCGCTGTTTTGGCAGACCGTTTAAACGCCGCAGCGGTGGGATAACCTTTCTGCCCCGGCTTCTTAGGGGGCAGTCCAGCCTCACGCCTAGCGTTGATGTTCGCGTACAACCCCGGCGAGCCGCCTTTAGCGAACGCCTTACTAGGCCGCTTAGAGGGGGCGATAGCCCCCATCCCACGCGAGGCCCGCATCAGACAAACCGACCCTTGGTCTTGCCACGAGTAGCACACCCATCACCGCGAACCATGCCACCCTTGGCGTACATCTTGGGCTTCGGAGCAGCAGGCTTGGGAGCGGCCTTCTTACGCATGTACTCGCGGTTCTCCATCTCTTGATCACCGCCAAACTTCTCGTTCAGGTCGCCAGCGGTGGGCTTGTACGGCTTCGCGATAGTACCGCCAGCGGCGTACTTCATCTTGCCACCGCAAGCCATACCGCCCTTCTTCATGCCCATGGCTTCTTTCTGTTCTTGCTTAACGAACTTCTTGGGAACGCCGTGCTTCTTCATCTGAGCAACGTGTTCCATCTCCATCTTGGAGTACTTACCCACAGAACCTCCCTCCGCCATTTTAGGCATGAATTCAGGCATAGCACGTTCAAGTGCCTTAGATAGAGCAGGATTACGGCGTTGATAGCTATCTTCCGACATCTCGCGACTGGGCCTCAGATCCCTAACGGACGAGAAAGCACCTGCACTTACAGGAGCCTTGCTCTTAGCAATAGCTTCGTCAGAAACGCTACCCGTGAAGTCCTTAAACTTCCTGCGAGTCGGAGGGCCACTACCGCCACGATTGCCGTAGCCAGTCATATCAGGTTCCATCGTCGGTAGAGTTTTGTCAGTAGCCTTACCAATAGCAGAAGGCTTACGACCGCCAGTCAGATTGGCAACGGATGCCATACCCCTAGAACTGACAATAGCGTCCTTGGCTTTGTCTTCTTTCTTTCTAGTGGCAATAGCTTCGTCAGAAACGCTGCCCGTCCAGCCCTTAAATTTACGGCTCATAGGGCCAGCGCCGCCACGGTTACCGTAGCCAGTCATATCTGGCTCTATCTTCGGCACAGCCTTGTCAGCAGCGCGACTAAGTTTAGTCTCACGCCTACCGTTCAAGTCCTTGACCGATGACAGACCACCGACCTGTACGCTCGTATCCTTGGGCTTTGGCTTGCTTGGGGGAGCTACCTTAGTGTTGTAGAGCTTGCCGTTAAACTTAAAGTTAGCATCGCCCTTAGCGCGTGCTTTAGCAAACTCTTCCTTGAAAGAGCCTTCCATCTTGGGCACCGCACGGGCGCTTTCTTTGATATCCGACTCACGATCCATGTCCGCACGAGCAAACTTGATCTCTTCATCACCGATATCGCCACCTTCAGCAAAGAAAGCCATCTTGCCGTGGTTGGTCTTACCCTTGTTAAGAGCAGCGGGCATGCCGCGCTTTTTACCGCCAAACATCATGCCGCCTTTCTTCTTAGCTTCAGGACGCATCACTTAAACCCCTTTAAAGTCTGAGCCAAACGGGCACGCTGGCCCAGCTTACCGGGAGCCTTAGCCGCCTTAGCGAGCTTAGCACCGGGGATCTTTTTACCCGCAGGTACGCCCATCTGCTTGTGTAGCGCACCGGGCTTACTGATCGCACCAGCGATCCAGTTCTTCTTACTTGCCATGTTTAGAATCCTTCTTGAGGAATTTCTGAACAGTTGCAGATTCGTAGATACGAATACCAGTCCATACAATGGTGAAGATAGCAGCGACTGCTGGTAGCATGTTTGTTATTGTTCCTACAGCCGTCACTACGGATACTCCATCCATAATGTATTTCACGGTATCGCTCCAGTCGTGGTGTGACATATCAGCAGTTCCATGCCCGAAGGCTTTTGTTGATACGACTATTAGGGTCGTTGGCTGTCTTCTCCGAAGTCAGCTTCTTCTTCATACCACTCATCCTAGCGCAGAATGAATCGCGACGGGGGCCACCCTTAGGCTGCGGAGCCTTGAGTCCCGGCTTACCGGGGTTGGCCTTGTTGTAGGAAGCGCGACCTTTGGCATTCAAGCCGCCAGCCTCGCTCTTGCCTTCTTTACGTGTCCAAGCGGGTGACTTAGCCATTAGGTGCTACCCCGGTAAAGCTGCTGGTTACCGTATATAAGAATATCGATAGCACCAGAAGCGTAGTTACTACTTACAAGGTCTACAATTAACTGACCGGGTTCCATTTTAGTTAAGTACCCCATCATGGCTGCGTCAACACCAGTGCAAGTCAAGGTAGTACTAGCTACCGTTTGAGCAGTGTTAACTAGATAAGTACCTTCAGCACCAAATGTAGTACCGCCGCCAACGGTATCAGTAAGCTGTTCAACAATTTTAGTACCTGTAACTACGCCTGTACCCGTCACTGTAGCCCCCGCTACGATACGAGGGTTAGTACCCGTGGGGCCAACCGTTATCGTCATAATATTGCCAGCGATAGACCCAGTACCCGTAGCAGTTACACTGCCAACCGTAGTTGCGCTACCTTTTACGTATTTAAATGGAACTTTAAATGTAGGATTTAAACCACTACCGTAAGTAGCAGTATTGAAATTTAACAAATTATAACTTAAATACGTATCATCATTAGGGTAATTAGCTAAACCTATAATATTAATTTGTGCGGTCGTACCAACGGTGGGTTTAGCAACGGGCGCGCCACCAGCCGTAGCAAACCGCGACGACTGAATAATGGCGTACATACTTGTATAGCTAAACGAATAAGCAGAAGTGCCTACTTGTATACCGTATTGAGTAGGACTGTTAAGAGGGATATTTAAAGAGCAAGCAATTAACTGACTAGTGCCATACTGAGTTTTAGTAGTGGTTATTAAATTATTTTGGCTGTTAGCAAAATTACGGTAAACCCCATAAATGGTTTTAGTATCAGCCGTATAAGATGGGTTTTGTATAACCGTTGTACCATTTACATCAAGTAGCGTAGCACCAGTATTAGTACCACCAGCACCTGCTGCGGCGGTAAAATTGCCAAATATACTTGTACCTACTTGAAGTACAGTCGCTTCGCGGTTAGTACCCGACTGGGCCACGACCGTAGTGTCGGTAGCCGTCACCGAACTAGCGTTGGCAAGCCCCGTGAGGGCGGCGTTGTTACCGTACACGCTAGTGGCGATCTGGGTCATCGTCGCCACCGAGGCAACGCCACCAGCCACCACGTTAGTAGCGTCAGTCGTTAGCAGGGTACCAGCGGCGGGCAGCGAACTGACCACGCCGTTCTGGCTGAACACGCTAGTAGCGACCTGAGTCATCGTCGCCTGCTTGGTCGTGCTTGCCTGCACGACCGGGACAACGTCCGTAGTATTTAGCGTACTTGCGGCAGGTAGTGCCGAGATCTTTACGTCAGCCATGATGGCTCCTTAGGACATTGCTTCCTGACAGATAACGTTCACACCAACGTTGGCAGCCGCTGCGGCTTGGCATGTAATAGCAACCGTCAAAATGTCCGGTACGTTACCTAAAATATTAATCAGTACCGGGAAGAAGTTGCTTAGGTCAAGCTGCTGTAGACCCGCCGTAGGCGAAACAAACGAGTACACAACTTCGCCGCCACTCATCGACGTAGCCGTCACATCACGTTCCGCAAACGAGTTTGGCGAGCCAAGCGACGTAAGCGGCGTGAACACCGCACCAGATAAGCCCACTGGATTAGTTGGCGTGCTGGCAATGAGTTCCACAATACACACTTTGTCAGAAGAAATAAGCATGGTTTGTGGGAGCAACTGACCACGGTCAACGAGGCCAATCTGGTAAGCACTTACCGTAGCTGTTTGTGCGGCGTTAGCCAATGGGAACACGCCGTAAGCCGTACCTGCACCACCAGCCCAGCTAGTGTCGATGGTATAAGTACCCACACCACCGGGGTCGCCCGTAAGCTGCGCGGTGATGGTTCCCAAACTTGTAGTGGTGGCTACCAACGTCATACCATTTACAAGCTTGCCCGAAGCGACCGAGGTCACGTTGAGCGTAGTGCCCGTAGTGGTGTCCGTGGTGAACTGAGCAAACCCCTTTACGGGGTCACTGAACGTGCTGGTGTTAGTTGCGCTACGTACAATGCGCCCAGTGTACTTAGCAGTTACCGTGCCACTACCGACCGTCACAGCGCCCGTCACGCCATAGCCAGCGTTGATAGTAATGTTTGTGCTATCAACAACGCTTACTACAGGGAAAATGCCGTTAAGTCCTGTAGGAGCAGTAAACCCAGACAAGGTGACAATATCACCAGCAAGTAGGTTATGTGCTGAGTTAAACGTAATTTGGTACACGCCACCAGTCGTGGCAGTAACAGTACCACTAGCTAAACAGTTTGTACCTATAAGATAAGTACCTATTCCGCCATTAGTACCACTAAGTTGCGAAAGAACAGGAGAGGTGGTAGCGCTGTTAACAAGCGTAGCGGTACCTAGCGTAATGTTGCTACCAATTTTTATGGTGCCCGCTGTACCCGCCGTAACAGTTAAAATATTACTGCCTGCGGTCAAACTTGCGGTAAGGGACGACGTAGTAGTGCTACCACTAGCTACAGAAGTGCCAATCAATGCCGAGTATGTAATGAACCTACCTACATACGCAGTTTGTCCAGCGCCTGTACCAGTCACTGATATAGTACTAGTAGAGCTAAGAGTATTAGTGCCCGGAGCTGAAATCTGCCCCATCGGTCTCATACGGAAAGACATGATGGGCTGACGGACTTTATTAGCGGCTACTGAAACAGTAGGCCCAGCCAAATTCATGCCATACGAGTATGTAAAACCACGCTGTTGGTCGTTACTACCTTCTAACAGCACAGACACGCCAAAGTGCTTAAACGTAGTCAGGGTGGCAGCGAACGTGTTACGCATTTCATAACGTACTGGAAGGTTGCCCGTACGTGACCACGGAAGCTGCTGAGCAACGCCAGTAAAGGCGCTGTTACCGACGCCAATCTGGTGGACAATGTACGGTTCACCGTTCAGCAAAATGCCAAACCGGATAGCGCCCGCGCCGTACCATGCGTACTCCATCCAAATCATCTGGACGCGAGTCCAATCCAGTGTCTTTATAAGCGACTGGTCGCCATTCCACTGGTTAACCGGGATGCGAGTGTCAATAGGCAAACCGCCCGTGGTGCCCTGCGAGTCCGAACGAACTACGACATACATGCCGTAGGGGTTAGCAGTGGTGGCTTCGGCCTGTTCAAAAAAGATACCGTTGCCGTCGTCGAAGATACCAACGCGCTGAACCTGACCTGCAAGAGAGCCGCCAAAGTTTACGTTAGACGCGACATACAACGCCTTACCGGGCTGGTAACGCTGATACGGACGAGACTGACGAATAGCAACGTCACCCGCTGTTGCTATCTGCATCTGCACACCACCAAGACCCGGAAGGTGCGTGATGGTTGCAGTGCTAGCAGTGCTATAGGTATAGCTTTCCCAGCGCAAGGGCTGGAGGCCGTACTCAAAGTCAGCGTCGTAGATGTTCTGATGCTGCGAAACTTTCTGGCGACCAGAAACGTCACGCACGCGGGGATCGTTGACGACGAACTGAGCGTTTGCAAGCCCCTTCACCGCCAACGGCCCACCCGAGTTGTTCAGGCCATTGTTGAATCCCGGCGTACCGCCGTCGTAAATCACGTTAGGCATGACGCCTCCCTAATTACGCAGTGAACGCAGTCGGAGCAACTGAACCGTCAGGGTTACGAACCATGTAAGCCATGACAAGCGTAGAAGTACCAAGAGTAGCACTAGCCAACGTATAAGTGACCAGAGCATCGGTTGAGCCAACGCTAACCGCAGCGCCACCAGTGGTAGATGCCGTAACAGCAGTTACGCCGAGAGCAGTAGGTAGCGTAAAAGTGGTGGCATACGCCGCGCCGCCAATGTTGATAGTAATCGTTCCCGCACCAAAAGCGGTGGTGGGAGTAACGAGTTGCACGGCAGTAACCAATGCACCAGCGGGGAGAGAGAAGGCAACCGTGCCAGCGGTGTCACCAAAGGAGACAGTTTTAGTCTGAGCGACAATGGTCGCTCCGGTGTTACGAACGAGGCCAGCGGTCGTGCCCGTCGTGTTCTTAACAGTACCCAGCAGCCAAGGGCCGAGGTGAGTTGCAATACCCATAATTAAAATTCCTTATGCACAAGTAGCCGCACCATCTGTGCATCGTCCCTCTAGGCTAGGGCTGATGCGGCTATAATCGCCTATAAAGAAGGGGGTCAGGGCAACCTGACCCCCTTATCATCACGTACCCTGCGAACCCCAAATGGCAAGCGGGTCGCTCCAGCCAAAGCTGTAACGCTCGCGAGCCTTGTAGCGCACGTTGCCCGTGTCGAAGTCACCATCCATGCTGTTAGCCAGAGGCGAACGCACGAAGTGCTTCAAACCGTTCGGAACGTCGGTCATCAAGTACCAACCATTGGTATCCGTGAGGAAGTGGTTGACCTTGTAACCTTCCGGAATCGAACCCATCGCCTTGAGGGCGTTGATGTCGTTATCCGTCGTACCGACGCGAAGCTCAGTGTCAAGCAAACGCTTGGCAACGAACATCAGGTTCGGGGGAACGATCAACTTGCGGGGCTTGGCAGCGATGAGCAGACCACGTTCGTCAGTCCAAGCAGCAATCTGAATCACCGCCGCTTCAAGCGACGTTTCATTCAGGTCAGCCGCAGTAGCCTGCGTGTTGCTGTTCGTACCACCGGACACCAGCGGGTGCGCCGTCGAGAACAGAGCAACGCCGTCACCACCAGCATAGCTAGCGTTAAAACCGTTGTTGATGATGGACGCAGCCTTGACCTGCTTCGTGTAAGCCATACCACGGGCCAGAGCCTTGGTGTAGCGCGACGAAAGCGAGTCGTACAGGTTGTCTTCCACAGCTTCTTCCGTGATGGAGAAGCCGAGGGCGATGGTCTCGTGGTTGTAACGAGCAGTCCAAGCTTCCTGCGCGTTGTCGTACGCGATTGCCTGACCTTCGTTCTTCACCGGAGCAGCGGAGAAACCCGACAGCTTGGTCTCTTCTTCGAAGCTACGCTCCGAATTTTCGACCTCGTAGATTTCCTTATGCTCTTCGCCATAGCGAGAGTACTCCAGACCGAACAAAGCGTTCAAGCCGGGGAGCAGTTCCTTGAGAAGTTGTGCGCGTGAAATTGCCATTTTTTATATGCTCCCTTAAGCGCCAGTGCCGTTCATGTAGTTATGGAAACCGAAGTTCCATGCCACGATGACTTCCGGATAACCAATGAACGAAATAACTTGGTTTGCTGCCCAAGTAACAGATGCGGAAACCGTGATACCCACACCGTTAACACCGGTAACATACGTCGTGTTACCGGGAGCGCCAGCAGCCGTACCATTAGCGCCCAAAACCACAACCTGCATGCCGGGCTGGATACCCGTAGTAGAAGCGAGGTTAAAGCCAGTACCAGAGTTAGCCGCCGTAGTTACAGTCGTAGTTACCGTAACCGCAGTGTCCGGAACAAGCTGGACAATACGGAAGACGCCAGTAGCGCCAGCACCCGTAATCGTGGTCAGCGGAACACCAGTTCCCACCGTAGTAGCAGCGTTCAAGCTTGAAGTGGTGAGCGGAGCAACACCGCTAACACCCATGGACGAATCGCCCGTAGCCGTCGAACCAGCAGTCGTAGATAGCAACATATTGCTACCAACGTAACGCGGCGAAACATAGCCAACAGTCGTGCTATTAGAAACCGTACCAGCAGCGGCAGCGGCGGTCTGAGCAACAACGCAAGCACGGAAAAGCTGCTGCGGGTCGTCCACTACGTATGCGGTTGCATCCGGAGCATTAGTGCTAGCCGGGTAAAACTGATTACGCATCTTACCAAACAGAGGGCCAGAGGTACCCTGCGTATACTCAGCACCAACCATTACACCCGCAAACGCGCCAGCGGTGATACCGCTAGTGGCGATGGCATGCGGAGTAATTACAGCCAGTCCAGCAGTAACACCGAGAACGTCGCCATTAAACAACCCCGTCGCATAACCTTGTTGAATGGGAAGCGTACGGGTTGAACCCGAATACACTCGTCCACCAATAAGGTTGACGGGCTTAAAGCCGTAAGGCCTGTCAATCGTGGGATATGCCATTGTGGCTCCTTAAAGAAGAAATTATTTACCCTTACCGAAGGTAGTCGTCGAACGACGCTCGTTAAAGAGCGGCATCCGCTTATCCTCCGTCCGCATGAAACTGTTATCCACGGCTTCAATCTGCGACTGTGCTTGCTTGCGGTAGTATTCATCCCGCTGCTCAGCCATCTCGACAGGTGCCTTGCACAACAGCAATCCGCCAACTTCAACATTGCCCTTAAAGCGACTGTTGGGGTCAGCGTGCATCATCAGTTCAGGGAAGTCTTCAGCCTTCACAGGCTCATAACCTTCACGGAACTTTGCAGACGTATTCGTTGGGTCAGCTTGACCCATCATGGAAGTCCGAATCCATCGAAACACCCAACCCGGTTGTGGGTTAGGACTTGGTAACAGTTGCGGAGGAGTCCACGCCTTACGGCGAGTAGAAGCCTCACGATTCTCAAGTTCTCGGGTCAGACGATTCTCAGCCATTGTTGTTCTCCAGTTTCATAACTTCGCGAGCGTACTGTTCAGGGGAAATGCCAAACTTTTTGGCGATAGCCACAGCCGAAGCAGTAAGTCGAACCTGTTTTGGCGCGGAAGACCGCGAAGCTGGAGCAACCACGTTGGCTGCTTTGCGCGGAGCAGGTTTGGCTGACTCCGTGGGCGCAGAGGTTTCGTCACCGAAGTACTCGGGGAACCGCTTACGCATGGTGTTATTTACCTTGTCGTAGTAGTCGTCACTACGTGGGTCAACACCATTCTTGACTAGCTTTTCATGCAAACCAAGAGCGAGGGCAGTCATCTCCTCATCAGATCCAAACCAAGTATTTTCTTTTTGCCAAGCCGAAGCTTTGGGGTCTACTTGGAAGGACTTCTCAGTCTGTTCAGGAATAGTTTGTACACGAGATTCTGACTCTTGTAAAGCGGGTTTAAATCTTTCGTATTCCCGTACCTTTAGTTTGGCCTCAGTCAAGGCGTCCTGAGCGTCGGTAATGAGGTCAACATCCCCCGACTCCATGGCTTCCTTAAACTTGGCTTTGGCGGCTGCAACCTCGGCATTTGCCGATTTAGTAACCTCCTGTACAAACAACTTCTCACCGTCACCCAGACGCTGTTTGAGGCGGCGATTTTCGTCAGCCTGAGCTTGTCCGAACCGGATAGCTTCCTCACGCTCACGGGCAGCAGATTCCTTAGCGCGGCGCTCGTCGTGCCACACCTTTTTCATCTGGGAAAGGCGCTTTTTTACCTTGTCGGAGTATTCCTCAAGGTCGTCCTTCTCCAGTTCATCAACGATTTCCTTGGGCAGGGGCTTGCGACCCTTATCCTCTTCAGGAGTATCGTCAACAACCTCGATACTAACCTCGTCGGTAGTATCAGGTGCCTTATCTTCAAGTTCGTCTGGGAACTTATAATTTTCAGCCATGATAATTATTCCTTATGCGCGACGGATGCCACGGGGGTCATCAACCACCGCTTCCACCGAGTCATCGTTAATGATGCGGAATTCCTTGCCGTGGATGACGACTCGGGTGCCCGTATACGGTCGAACGAGGATAAAATCTCCCTTGCGGCACCATGGGCCGTTTGGGAACCGGGTAGCGTCCTTATAGGCGTCAGGCCCAACCTTGACCACAAACAGAACCACAGTGGTCTGTTCCTCGGTCTTGACGGTGCTTTCTGCCTTGAGGATTCCACCGGAATACTCTTCTTCGACATGGGGAATCGCACACAGCAACTTAAACCCGGTAGGGTCTGGAAGCTGGGTGGCTTGAGGGGATGCTTCTTCACTCATCTGCGTCATGCTCCTGACGGTTTTGCAGGTCTTTTACAGTTTCCTTTGCGTACTCTAGACCTTGAATAAGTCCGCAAAGTCGGCGGTATTCCTCCATCGAGGACACTCGTCCGTTGGATAGCTGCGTCCCGACGCTCTCTTGCTGCTTGGTGAAGTCAGCGATTAAGTAGTCATAGACGTTGGTGTACTGCATTACTTCTTACCTTTCTCAGGCTTGGGTCGGTTAGCAGCGGCTTCAGCGTTGTTCCGCTCATGGTTCTGTTGCATGTTGGCGCGTCCCAAGTCATGCCCGTGTTGACGGCCCATCTTCCCCATGTCATGGCTGTGCTGCATCTGCTGCTTTATCAAGTCCATGCTCATCTGGGCGTCGGACGTTTGGTCGTTTAGCTCCATCTCGTCAGACTTGGCAGTGATGTCTGCCAGCATCCTCTGAGCCTTAAGCTGGAACTCCTTGTCCTTAAGCTGCGCGTCCATCTGATCCTTCGTGGACTTGCGCTGAAGTTCGCCCTGCTTGATCTGAAGCTCTTGCTGCTGCATCTGGATGAGCGGGTCTTGCATCTGCTCTTGGTTCTGCTGCATCTGAGCCTCAGCCTGATCCTTCTGAAGCAGACGCCCAGCGGCTTGCGCGGCAAGCTGCGATAGCTGAACCTCGATTTCTGCGGGCAAATGATGCTCTCCGTCTTCCGGAGGCGGCGGCAAGGACGCACCAAGCTGCTTCTCAATCTCCCGGCGGTACTGGAACGCAACGTGTTCCATAAGGTGAGCAGCGGCAGCAGCCTGAATAGACTGTGCCTGTGGGTTCTGCCCAATCATCGCCATCAGCTTCGGATCCTGCATTGCCGACATGTGAACGGCAATGTGTGCCTCGTGATCCTGATACATGAACGCCTTCACAGGCTTGCCCGTGATTACCGCCATGTTCTCGCTGACCGGATCGACAGGCTTCATGTCGTCATCCATGGGGATGACCTTGTCGGCATTCTTGACGCCAAGCACCTCGATCATCTGCCTGTGGAGGTACTTCAGGTCGTAAATCTGCGGCGCGGTCTGCGCCAACTGCTGCACAGCCTGATACTGCACGACCCTCTGGGCCATCGTGCTGGCGTTGGGGTCACTGACAGGCAGTACCTCAACCATGTCGTAGTCGGCTTGCTTGGCGCTCTTGTCGCCCGACTCAGGCTCGTAGGCATAGTCAGGCGGGGTATTGTCACGGATGATGCCCGCGAGGAGTCGGAACTCCTGCTTCATCGCGTAGTGGACACGCGCCTGTACCGCCGACATGACCTTAAGCGTCCGCTCCAACACCGCCAGCGTGGTGCCAACAGGGGCTTGCGCGGACATGTCCGAGGCGTTCAAATCAGCCGTAGCTGCCATGCGACGGGCGTCATCAACCAGCTTATCCAGCAGAGTGACGAGCGTCGGGCTAGGCTCTTTATAGGGGAGCGGCAGGATGTTGTCGCGGATAGCGCCGCTTGGAAGATCGACATCCCTGAATTCGCCGGGGGCGATAGGCGTATCGTCGCCCTTCACACGGAGGCCGCGTGACTTTAGTCCACCGGGTAGGTTGGACAGCGTACCAGCGTCGATGAGTTGTCGAACGAGGGATGTCGCGGCCTTAGTGTGACCACCGATGAGGTGAATCAGGCCAAAGTAGTAGAACCCAAAGCCGGGGATATAGCCGTAGTGGACGAAGTGCTGCCGACGCATCTTCAGGCGGTCTTCCTGAAGCC